GGTAACCACGATCTATATTATCGCGATAAACGTGACATTCAAAGCGTGGAGTGGGCGAAGCACCTCCCTAATGTGGAAATCTGCAATGATTGGTTCAGCCACGGTAATGTCACTATTGCCCCTTGGCTATGTGGAGACGATCATAAACGCTTGGCCAAACTAAGCGGTGATTACTTGTTTGGGCACTTTGAGCTGCCTGGTTATTTGATGAACGCAATGGTAGAGATGCCAGATCATGGGGAAATCAAGCGCGAGGATCTTGGAGGGTTCGGTCATGTGTACACTGGGCACTTCCACAAGCGACAGACTAAAAAGAACATTACATACATTGGCAACGCTTTCCCCCACAACTATGCAGATGCCAGCGACGACGAACGCGGTCTCACTGTACTGGAGTGGGGTAAAGATCCGGTATATCATGCTTGGCCCGATCAGCCTACTTACAGAGTTTATGGTCTCGCGAACCTTATTGACAACGCTGCAACGCTGCTTCAACCCAAGATGCACGTTCGAGTTAATTTAGACATTGAGATTAGCTACGAAGAAGCCAACTTTATCAAAGAAACTTTTATTCAACAGTATAATCTACGCGAAATGGCACTAATCCCAAACAAGACCGCAGGTGTAGACGAAGACATGGCACCTGGCGAAGTCAAGTTTGAAAGCGTAGATCAAATAGTAGTTGATCAACTCACGAACATCGAATCCGAATTCTACGATAACAAACTATTGTTAAAAATTTACCAAACCTTATGAAAATTTATTTTGTAGGTTGTAGTCACACGTACGGCGATGATCTTGTTGATAAAAGTCAATCGTGGCCTGCGTTAATTGCAAAATATTATAATTGCGATTTTTTAAATGATGCAGTTAGCGGCGGAACTAACGACAGAATAATATATCGAACGATCAAACATGCACAAGAATTCGATCTATTTTACATAGCATGGACCTACACCTCTAGATTTACTCGATATCGATCTGACAACAATCATGAAGTAAACTTCAACTCGCAGCTAATACACTCAATGTACGGTCAGTGCCCTGAATTTAAAGACTACGGTAAGTTGCATTATTCAACTTGGCACAATGAATTATACTGTTTTAAAATTTGGCTACAGAATATTGTGCTGTTACAGGCCTATCTTAATAAGATAAACAAACCGTATGTGATGGTCAATACTGACAATAATCTCATCAATCGGTGGAATGTTAATTGGCCTGAGTTTAATTATAGTGTACAATCTTTGTTGTGCTTTGACAATATGGATGATCGTCAACTGTTCCATGAACACTCTGAAATACAATCTTTATTAAGGCAAATAGATACCAAAACTTACATAGGATGGAACAATTGGTGGCTTACTAAAAGTTGTCAACTTTTTCCCGTCGGTCCAACTGGGCATTCTTTGCAAGACGGACATAGATATATTGCAGATTACATACTAGCAAATGATTCATTTTAAAACACTAACTGTTCGCAACTTTATGAGTGTGGGAAATGCCACTCAAGGCGTTGACTTTGATCGAAAAGATCTAACTCTTGTCCTAGGTGAAAACTTAGACCTTGGCGGCGACGGCAGTCGCAACGGCACAGGTAAAACTACAATCATTAACGCACTAAGCTATGCACTCTACGGACAAGCACTAAGCAATATTCGTAAAGATAATCTTGTTAACAAAACAAATGCCAAACATATGTTAGTGAGTTTGGACTTTTCTGTGGGCGGCAAAGAATACAAAATTGAGCGCGGTCGTAAACCCAATGTGTTAAAGTTTTACGTCAACAACGAAGAACAATCGGCCACAGACGAAGCACAAGGCGACAGTCGGGAAACACAGGAGGCCATTGAACGTATCCTGGGTATGAGCCACGACATGTTTAAACATATCTTGGCTTTGAACACTTATACTGAACCTTTTTTGAGTCTTAAGGCCAACGAACAGCGCACTATCATCGAGCAATTGTTGGGTATCACACAACTCAGTGAGCGTGCAGATCGCATCAAAGAACTCAACCGTCAAACCAAAGATGCAATTTCTCAAGAAGAGTTTCGTATTCGTGCTGTACAAGAAGCTAACAAACGCATTGAAGAACAAATTGAGAGTTTGCGCAAGCGTCAAAACTTGTGGATTAAGAAACAACAGGATGACTGCGCAGCATTTGAGCAAGCCATTGCTGATCTTGAGCACATCGACATCGATCGCGAAGTTCAAGCACACCGAGATTTAGATGCTTACCAAAAATTATCAAAGCTAATCAACGACTGCAATCGCAATCACAGATTGGTAGCAGCGGACATTACAAAGCTAGAGAAGAGTCGAGTCAAGCTAGAGCAAGAACTTGCTATGCTTAACTCGCATCGCTGCCATGCTTGCGGGCAAGATATCCACGATAATCAGCACGAAACAATCAAAGCAGCCAAGCTAGTTGAGTTGGGAGAGATCAATACCAGCTGGCAAGAAAAGCGCAACGAGTTAGTAGAATACGAAAACGAGCTAGAAGAGCTAGGAGAGTTAGGTACTGCCCCTGCTGTGTTTTACGACAGCTTAGAGCAAGCATTAAATCACAAAAATACTGTTGATAGTTTGTCCAAAGATTTAGCAACACGCCGTGGAGAAACTGATCCTTACGGCGAGCAAATCGAAGACATGCAGGGTCAGGCTCTACAGGTTGTAAGTTATGACGCACTCAATGAACTTACCCGCGTACAAGAGCATCAAGACTTCCTGCTCAAGTTATTAACTAGCAAAGACAGTTTTGTTCGTAAGAAGATCATCGATCAAAACTTGAGCTACTTGAACCAGAGACTCACCCATTACCTAGATAGAATTGGTTTGCCGCACACAGTGAAGTTCCAAAACGATTTAACTGTGAGCATTGAAGAGCTAGGTCGAGAACTAGACTTTGACAACCTGAGCCGAGGTGAGCGCACACGTTTGATTCTTAGCATGAGCTGGGCATTCCGTGACGTGTGGGAAAGCTTGTATCACCCTATTAACTTATTGTTCATTGACGAACTCATGGACAACGGCTTAGATACCCAAGGGGTAGAAAACGGCTTAGGTCTGTTGAAAAAGATGAGTCGTGAACGTCACAAGAGTATCTGGCTAGTAAGCCACAAAGATGAGCTTGCAGGCCGTGTTGAGAATATTCTCAAAGTGGTCAAAGAAAACGGCTTTACACAGTATAATACTGATGTTGACCTAGCATGAGTTTAGCTACCTGGCATTTTCATATTGAAGTATCTAGCAAATGTACACTGCGGTGCCCGCGGTGTGCTCGTCAGGAGGTGCCCGATAGTTTAGTCAACACCGAATTAGATTTAGAATTTTTCCGTCGAAATTTTACACCTGAATTTGTGCTGGGCAACGTAGAAAAAATTACATTCTGCGGCGACGATGGCGATCCGATATATGCTCACGACTTGATTGATATCATACGATATCTCAAAGACATCAAGCCTGTTCAGATAGTAATCATTACCAATGGCTCACATAAAAAATTAGCATGGTGGATTGAACTTGGTCAGCTATTGGACAGCTATGACAGCGTTCATTTCAGTATCGACGGCTACGACAATGCCAGCAACAATCTCTACAGAGTCAACAGTGATTACGATAGCATTATTGCAGGGCTACAGACACTGAGAGCCAACAGCTCTTGCCAAATTGTATGGGCCGCAATAGCGTTCAAGTTTAACGAACACAAACTGGACTTCATGCAGGACTTTGCCGGCAAACTCGGTGTGGATCGCTTCCAGCTAACCAAAAGCACAAAGTTCGGAAGTGTGTATCCCAGCTACGGTGCTGAGGATCCACTACAGCCCAGTATAAAGTTTGTCAGCAGCACTCACAGATTCGAACGTGAAATCACACCTCTAACAGAACAAGGTTCGTGGCAAGAGATTCCGTTAACAAACTTAAAACTATTCAATCAAACACAAAGTCACAACGGTATTACACCGCTGTGCGAAATAGGCAACAAAGGTTTATACATTGATGCCCGCGGCAGATTATTCCCTTGCTGCTGGGTAGCCAATAGATACAATCACAATTCAGACTGGCAGAAAATAGCAAACAACTTCAATTTACACAACAAAACACTAGAGCAAGTATTGGCAGATAACTTTTGGAACTCAGAATTCCGTGCATTTGGTTGGCAAGAGTGTCAAACCAAATGCCGTAGTTCGCTAGTAGATGAGAATTACGCAACAACATGGTGACGGCGATAACTACAGTGCATGACTTGGCTGTATCAGAATCAAATAGTAGACCAACTACCTGAAGATTGTGTGGGGTTTGTGTATCTAATCACTAACACCACAGACGGCCGCATGTACATAGGCAAAAAACTAGCAAAGTTCTCAAAGACTACTCAAAAGACAGTCAAATTAAAAAACGGCAGCAAGAAAAAAAAGAAAATCCGCACCAAAGTTGACAGCGATTGGCGAGACTATTATGGGTCTAGTCCTGCGCTTTCTAAAGACGTGGAACAGTTAGGCAAAGACAAATTTACACGCGAAATTCTATATTACTGTAAAAGCAAAGCTGAATGCAGTTACATCGAAGCAAGAGAACAATTTGTTCGAAAGGTATTAGAATCTGACAATTGGTACAACGGACATATCCAAGTACGTGTTCACGGTAGTCATATCAAAAATAAAATAATTCAATGAATTAACAAACTTAAATGTCAATAATTGCTTTCACAGGTGGATCAATAACTTCAGGAGTAGGGTGGAATCTACCCGAAGAACAAGATTACATGTGGGTTAACTTATTACACAAAAATTGCTTTTCAGATTTAAAATTAGTAAACGCTGGTACTCAAGGTACTACTAACGAAGAAATATTTAGAAAAACTTTAAAGTTAATTGCCGACGAGGAACATTTATCTATTTTAATTTGTTCCTGGGTAAGTCTTATAAGACAAAAGTTTAGTGTTGGACTTGAGTTGTGGCCTACCGAGATAGTAGTTAACGGTGTTACTCCGTTGAGAATAAAAGATTTTAAACTGAGCACAGGAATTCTGCCAACAAAATATCTTAGCGATTTAAAAAACAGATTTTTATCATTATTTCATTACCATTACGAAATTAAAAAAATTTTAGAGTACATAAACATTATCAATAAGTTGTGTGCTCAAAAGAATATTCAAATATATCATGTCAACGATTCATGTCCTTGGGACAAAAATTATTTTGTTGAACTAAACAATGTCAAGCCAGAGCAGTATACAAATTTCACTAAATCAACAATATTAAACATCGAACAGCGAAGCGACGAAGAAATTTTTCAACTGTATAAAAAATTACACGAAGAGTATAGAAGTTTAGGCGGTGTACAAGAACACACCTGGGTAAATTTGTACGATTCGTGGCTTGATAATATCACAGATTACAATCACGACGGCTTTCACCCTGGAAAACAAAGCAACTTTTATTTTTACACTGTAGTAAAAAATTTCTTAGAAAAATAACAGGCAGCTAAACGACACTGTGTTGAGTGTAGTGACTCAACCCCATTGAGGATATGCGAGATACCATATTCGGATTCTTGGGCGTCAAAGGTAATTGCTAACTCCAGGCAACAAATGGTTCGGGCTCTGTGAAACAGATACAACCCGTGCTTATAGGATTTGGGTCTATTCCGGATTACTAGGGTTCCGTTGATATGTGAAGCTTGAGTAGGGGGTACCGGTCAACCGCCTCCGCGTCGAAAGACAATCTCATTAGAATAGATGACTGCTGTCACTCAGATGATGCTTTCAATTCACCGTGCATACGGTGAATTATGACCACAGTATCTAGATGATACTATTAGTCGCTTCGCTCTCGAAATAAAAAGTTGTTGAGCGATAGCGAAAACAACTGATCTACGAAGTAGATCATTAAATGTGCTTTCCATGTAGTACTAAGCTTAATCTTAGTGTGTTAGGATCGTATGGAGCTTGTCCTCGATGTAAAGTTTTGCTGTCAAACACAACTAGCTTGCCTGGCTCTGGTATTTCACAATATGTTGTACTAGAGTCTACTTGAAATTCAGTTAAGCCTCCGTGTGCAAAATCCCACTGTGTGTTAAGATAACAAAGATAACTTTTATATTCTCCCGGAAGATCAACACTAACATCTGAATGCATTAGTTGTTGTTGACCTTGCGTTTGCCCTGTTAATGCATAACGTTGTAGCAAAAAATTTGATCCAGCTAGATCTAGTATCTTATTAAATAACTCTCTCCAATGACTTGGCAAACTTTCTAATAAAGCTTGTTTTTGATTACCGTACCATGTAGTTGGATCATTTTCGGCATAAGGTGTTAGGTTGTCAACTAGGTAGTACCGCCAAAAATGAGTACGCCACACCCATCGATTACTGTTTAACAATTCGTTGTGTATTGTTTTCAGTAATTCTGCAGCAATAAAATTTTGATGTCTTGCAACAATCATAGATTTTGATCAGGCCAATCCCTAAACAATGCATGCTGAATGTTGCCTGAAACAAACTGATTGAAGCTGCGATGCTTGTCTTCTAGCTCGCCTTTGAGCGGAGCTACTCGCTTGAAAGCATTGTCCATTTGACCCATGTCACGAAATTCCATGAGTATCATCCACTCTGGCATGTCCGGGATACTTCTGAATCCCATTTTACAACGAGTGATTCTGTAGCTGACCATTTTGTCTTCGCTGACCAAATGATCAAAAAACTTCTTCATGTTGTTGACCCAGTCAAGGTCACTGATGTCGCCTTCTTTGTCGGCCCAAATTGTGTAAATGTCCATTATCGTAAAGGT